GCCTTGCGGAACGCCGTCGATATCAGGCGCGGCCACTCCCATACCGCCGGAAGAGCAAGCGCGAACAGGATGATGAGCCAGATGGGCACCTGGTTGTTGTTGATCACGCCGACGTTTTCAGCGCCAACATCCGTGTCGCCGGTGTCCTGCCGGTTGTCTTGTTCGAGCTGCTGAATCGCGGTGTCGCGGATCACGGGACCGGAGATCTCTGTGTTGCGCGATGAGCCGATCGTCTTGCTGTTTGTCTTTCCGATCTGCGCGTCGACAGATACGCCGTCAGAGCCGCCCAAGGCAGCACCGGCGACTGTCTTGACGGCGGTCTCTGTGATAGAGCCGCATGATGCCAGGAGCAGCGCCAGGGAGAGGGCCAGGGCGCGGGTCACTTGTCGTCCTTGTCAGGCAAGATCCTGTCAGCGATCCGATCCGCGAGGCGGTCGGATCGGTCTTCAAGGATGCCGAGGGTTCGAAGGGCGATTTTCACGAGGAAGCGTGAAGCAAATCCGGCCGCGCCCATGATCGCTTGTGGTGGCCACCCGGGCGCAATGCTTGGGGCGGCTTGGCCGGCAAGAATACCCGCAAAGGCTGCCACAAGAATGGTGATCCACCACGCCTGCCGCTCGCGACTTGTCAGCGACCCGTGGCGGAAATGCGCCGCAATGGCGCCGCCTGCGATCGCAAGGACGACGCCGCCGATAAACTCTGCGCCCGACAGGGTTAGACCGAGACCGGTCATCAGCAGAGCGAACCAATCTCTGGACGCGTCGGCGGCCGTTCTACCGGCTTCCTTTACCGCAGAAGATGCGATCTGCCGGGGCGTCATCGCAGCCAATCCTTGGTCCTGACATAAAAGCCAGGGCATTCCTTGGTGTCGTATTCATTGTGGCCGCTGACCTTGCGCAGGTCGGTAAGCGCTGCCAGTTCGCGCAGGTAGCCTTTCACGGCAACACGCTGGGCTTCGGTGAAGTAGTCTTCGAAGCAAGTGATCCCGGCGTGCGTGCGAACAGGGATCATGCAGATGTGGATTACGCCGCGATTGTGGCCGGCGACCCCTGCCCCAATCTCGTAAAGCGACCGCAAGCGTTTACCGTTGTCGTGCAAGATGCGGCCGTCAGGCGTGCAGATCCGCTGATAGCCGATCTTGCGCCAGCCGTTGTCGCGGACATGCCAATCCCAGAAGGCTTCGAGTATCTCCTCGTCCGTCTTGCCAATCCACCACTCGCCAGGCGTGGCGGCAGTGTGCAGACAGGCTTCATGGACGGGGTGTTTTGCTCTTCCCTGGTAAATCATGCCAGACCTCATTTCCTTTCCAAGGAAATGTGGCCCGGCGCGTTTTCTCGCTTTCGAATCCCTGCCTTACTTGACCTCTTTCAGGGCCCGGATGTCGTCGAGAAGCGGATACCCGAGTGACCAGGCGGCGTCCGACAGATCGCGGTAAAAGATATCCCGGCCACCATCGACCCAGCCAATACGGCGGCCGGCTTCAACCGCCAGGACGCGCCGCGCGGAGGCAACAGCAGCGGCCGGCTGATCCGTGCCAGATGCCCAGACAGAAAGGCCGCCTGCTTGCATGGCGCCTGCTCTATCGACCGCAAGCCACTCGCCCGGGCGGCGCGCGTATGCAAGCCAGTGATCTTCGCCGAGGCTGGACTCCGCGGTGAGGCCGCCGGCGGAAACGCTCACGACATCCCCATTCGCCAGGACGGCGGCGGGCGTCGGCGTGGCGAAGAGCTGGCGCACCAGGGCACTGGCGGTGTGCTGCGACCAGGTGGTGCCGTTGTCGCTGGAGATCGCGATGTCCGTCCCAGCGGCAATGAGTATTGTATCGCCGCGCCCTGCCAGGAAAACGGGCGCGAAGGGCACCGAGCCCAGGGCCGTGACCACGCCATCTCCATCCACAGCATGCAAGCCATCGACGCACGCCACCAGGTGCCGGCGGTCGAGGTGATCCGATGCGACCGCTTGGGGAGCATCCGCATTGGTCTCCTGCACATAGGCTCGCACATTGTCGAAATATGCCTCGGATCCCGTGCCCTCGAGCCGGATCCGGACCCGGCGCTTGCCCTGGAAATTGCCTTTAATGCTTAGGGTTTCCCATGCGGGCCGGTTTGCAGTGACGGTGCCGAGAGTGACTTGGCCGGTTTCGTAAGCGTTGTAGAACGCGGTATAAGAGCCGGCTGTAATATCCACTGACCCGGTCAAAACTCCTACATTTACCGAGCAAGGATTTGCAGAAGTCACAATTCCCGCATGACTATAGTTGTTCGGATACCTAACTTCTGCACCATCATAATATTGATTTGCACCTGGGAGATTGTCGAACTCAGCGTCTGAGCCAGGAGGAAGAAGAAGTTCAATAAAGTCGCCGTCCAAAACGCCGAAACTATCGTACCTGCTCAGACCGACAGCGATTAGCCACGGGCCGTTATACGCCGTTCCGTCAGTATAGCGAAGCTCAAGCGTGCTCAAGCCTTCGCCAGAAGAAGTCAGACCGCCACCGCCGCTGACGACGTGCAAATCGAGCTGCCCGCCGTCGGGCGCAGTTGCATAATTCACGACAAGTCCGCTTGTAATGTTGCCGTTCCCGGTCAGCTGCGGTAGCGCTTCTGTCACGACGACGGAAAGCGTCGCCGTGCTCGTCCCGCCCGCATAGGCATCAGCGGCGATGACCACCTCTTCTGCATCCCAGGCGGGAAGTTCGAGCGTCTGCTCGACCGCGTAGTCCTGACCTGTCAGATACCACTCGCCGCCCTGCTGCGCGGGGGCCGAGGTGTCGATAACCTGGGGCGCGCCGGTCTCGGTGCTCCATGCCGTCAGGTCGGCGCTCTCGAAGCCGCCGTTCGTCAGGCCAATGTCGATATCGTCCTGCACAGAGAAATCCAGCCGATCCCAGCCGCGGGTATCGCGAGAGAAATGCGCTCCGGACGCTGCCAGGATGACGAAGCCGTCATTCTCCAAGGCGGAAATATCCGAGCATGCATTGAGAGGCACTGGCGTGTGTGTCCATGTCGCCCCGGCGTCGTTCGAGCGGTTGAGCGCATCGGAGTGCAGTGCGACCAGGGCACCGGTGCCGGGCGCGGGCTCTACGGGATCGAGGGGCGTCGTGCCATCGACCGGATCCACATACGGCGCATCAGGCTCGCCATCTTCAGGCGCACCATCTTGGATATCTTCGCCAGAGGTCGGAAGCTCTGGCAGGTCCGGCGCATATTCGTAATCGTAGGAGTAATCCGCCACATCGCGCTCACGGATCGTCACCCGGACATTGAGCGTGGCTGGGTCGACCGTCTTCGTCTGCACTTCGAAAAGCTTGTTGCTGTAGCCATTGTTCGCGCTGGACCATGTGAGCGTGTCGAGCGGGAGGATACCCAACGCGTTCGGCGGCAGCGTCAGCGAGTGGATTGTCATCCGCCGATTGTCGAGCAGCATTTCCTGCATGAGGCGTTGGACCTGCCTGCGCTCTGTCACCGTCGGCAGACGCAGCTCGGCGATGAGACGGCGTCCACCGTCTTCGGCCTCAAGATCCGCGCGGTAATAGGGCGCGGCGTCCCTCGCCTGCCAGTTTTTCTGGGGGTTCAGGTAGCTCGCGTGGAGCCCGTTGTATGTGGAATTCAGCCCGCGGAAGGGCTCGAATTCGCGGGGATCCGAGGCGATGATGCTCTCATCGGTGAAGCTCGCGACCGGGAACGGTGCCGGGCCGACGCTGATATTCCACGCCCCGCCGCTTTCGGCGACGCGGCCACCGGCGGATTTCAGGATCTCGGAGACGACGTCCAACGGCTCCTGGTCGATGCTGAATTCTGTGCCGGCTCGGTAGCGCGGCTGGTCGCCCTCGGGGGTCGGAACGAGTTCATCGCACGTGTTCATCGCCGCGACCCACCGCCCGAGCGGCAGGTCGTCGAAGTCCGCGCCGACGCCGTAAACGGAGCCGTCTTCGAGAGCAATGCCGCGCAGGATATTGTAGACCATGACCACGGGGTTCTCGGTGTATTCCCAGGTGTCTTGGTCGCCCCACCGCTGGGGCCCGGATCCGCCTAAAGTGTCGTCCCGGCGCGGGTCATAGAGCGGCGCGCCCCGGACTTCGAAGCGCATTTTGGGGAAGCCCTGGAACTTCTCCGGGTCATACTTAAAGCTTACGACGGCGTATCCGACCCCCTTCAGGATGTGGTCAGGCGTCCAGGGCCGGGTGTATTCGTCGTAGACATCGACCAGCATATCGTCGGCCGCTGTCTGCGTGCCGTCATACCAGCGGAGCCAGGAGTTGCCGGCGAAGCGCGTGCCGGTTGCGGGAATGCCGTAATATTCGGGGCCGCCCGCGAACCTCTGCTTTTCGCCGTCGACGTAGACCCAATCCACACCGGTTATGCGGAAGTCGCTCAAGTCGAAGACATAGTTCAGGAATTCGATTATATCGCCGCCATCGCGGCCGTGCGTCATCGGCGGGGCCGCGGCGTTTCCTCCAGTCGCATAGCGCCCCATGATTATGGTTTGCGGCTGGGTGCCGCCCGAGGTTGTGGCCTTGGCCTCGACCCCGCGCTGTTGGGCCTCGCCAGGGCGCGAAGAGAGGGCCGTGGAGAGGGCAGATATCGCAAAGGCGGCGGCGGTGCGCAGAAAGAAAGCTCCGACGGCGGTCGAACCGATCCAGCCCAAGGCGCCGGAGAAAAGACCAATCGCGGCGCCGAGCGGCGCGGCGTGCGCGGGCGCGGCGGTGAGGCAGAATATCAAGGTCAGGATAGGGAGGTGTCGCATCGTCATTCCACCTTGAATGTCCGGGAGGCCGCCGTGAGCGGCAGGTATCCGAGGGTGCGGAGCGTCAGCACACAGACCTGCGCGCCGAGCACGCAGCCGACGCCGGTTTGTCCGCCCTGGCTGACCAGGCATAGGTCGCCGGGCTGGGCTGCGAAGACGGGGACCTCGGGGAACTGTTGTTCTATGAAATCGACCTGGTCGGTAAAGCCGTCGGCCTGGAGGAGTGCGAGGCCGCCCGCTTCATCGGAATACTGGCCGCGGTAGGGAGCCGCAGGGTCATCGCCGCGCACGGCCTCGACCACATCCGCGCCGAATGTGCTGCAGTCATGCGTGCCGTATGCGAAAGGCGTGGAGGCCTTCGCGGCTATGAGGTTTTGGAGGCGGGTGCGCCAGTTTGGTAATCTTGCCATACCGGGGAAATGTGGCCCCGGCGGCGGTTGCGCTTACTCTTCGGCAGCGACGCTCTCAATCTCTGAAATCGCATCACCTTCGGTCATTGAACCCCGCGAAGCATACTCTTCAGCCAGGATATCGATTGCCCTCTTCTTTTCGACGAGATCGTGGAATATTGGAGCGTTCAATGCGTCGACATGATCTACCAGATCTCGGGCAGAGATAAGCGAGTCTTTGACTGCTTTCGGAAGCGTTGCCCCCGGCTCCCTTTCAAGAAATCCACCATCTACGCGTGTTGCTATATATTGATGCGTGGGGTGACTTTGCTTGATAGAAGAGTCTGCTCGGAAACGAAGCTTTTGAAGAGCTTTCAAGCGCGCTATTTCGACTGCATTCATTTGAAAAACTCCACCATTCCGATATGTTTTGAGGGGGCTAAAGACCCTTCGAGCACAAAGCCGGAAGATCCCATATGCACAAAAACTGGCTCAACCCAATTATCTGCTTCAACATCAATTGCAGAGACACCATAAACGCCGGTGATGCCCTCCTGCCCCATATTTCCCAAAGTCTGATTGCTAACCGTTTCCTTGATAACGCTCACTGCCCGTCCACCAGAAAGTCCCTGCGTTAATTCATGGAATGATTGTCTGAAAATGCGGCAGCCTTCGGGAAGGGTGATCCTTCCGGTTGCACTATCAAGAGACCCAACTTCACCGGAGGTGAGTTTGTAAGAGCAATTTGTAAGATACTTGTTGAAAGCAAAACGCTGCGTAACAAAATCTGCGTCTCTTTGGATATATGCGACGCCAAGCAGGAAGCCGCCGCCTCCACCGCCATTGCCGGCGGCCTCATTCGGATTTATCGGGTAATACAGCATTCTTCTCTCTCTCTCTCACACACTCCTGCTCAGAATATGTGGCCCGCGGCTTCAGTCCGCGTAATATCCTCTGTCGTCTTCCTGCCCCCACTTGACCTTCACTTCGCTGGCCATATCGGCGTAGTCCCGCCCCCGATCTGTCTCCAACCTCAACCGCTGCGAGAAAGGCCCCTTTTTCGCCGCGATCGTGCGGGTTCCTGCCCTGGCGGATGATGCCAGGTTGAAATCAACCGTCGGAATAGCGCCATAATCCGTGGGCTTTTCGCGGATCGGGGCGTCTTCCACCCACCCGCGGAAGGCGCGCGCCGTGTTCACCAACGCGCCCGTCTCCGGGTTGAACAGAGCGAGGTGGATCTCGACCGGTGCGAGGCGCGGGTCATATTGCAGAACAGCCGCCTCGACCTCGGCAGACACCATCGAAAATTCGACGCGCTGGTATTGGATGTCAGTGCCGGCTTCATACTGAAGCTCACCGATCCCGAGCATTGCGCCGGCGCCGATGTATTGCCGCTCTTGCCCGGCGATCACGACATTTATCTCGTCCGCGTCATTGCAGAAGCCGGAAGTTTCGACCTCGTCCGTGTCGCGGTTACGACCCGAGATCCACACAAGCCAGCGCGGAACGACCACGCCGCTTTGGAGCTGCTGCTGCATGTCATTCGGGATCAGCATCGCGTCACCTCAAGGTTTGCTGGAATTCGAAAGAGAAGCCGTCAGCCACCGCGAGGCCGATCTCGGACGCCTTGAAGCTGCCGGGCCGGATGGCCGCTTTGCAGAACGGCTTTACGAGCGTCACCGCAGCACCATCCGCGGCACCGAGGCGGATCGCCGGCACGACCTGCACCTGCAGCTCTCCCGCGGCATCGGCCGCTCCGGAGACAGCGAAGATCTGGTGCAGGGCATAGCGCGTGGGTGATGCGCCGTATGCGAAGGAGAAATAATCCCCGGCACGCAGATCATACCCGACCGGCAGACCCTGCAGCGTCACGACATCTGACCCGCCCGTCGGGGATTTCAGGGAGGGCGTGGCCGCGCCCAGAATGGAGCCGTCCGGATCCGCAGCCGGGTATTGCGATTTCCAGGGCGAGAGGAAGAATGTCCGACCGCGGGTGCGCAGGGATTGCGCCAGAGCCTGTGCAGCGCGCTGGCCATCGAACGTATCCGGCGCTAACTTCACACTTCCGCGCCAGAGCCGGGGTCCGAGATCCGAAACCAGAACCTCGCCGCCGCCGTTCTGCGTATGCCGGACGTTCTCGGTGAGATCCCAGCCGAGCGCGCGCACGCGCAGCCCATCTGCGAAATCCTCCAGCGAAAGGGAAAAGGTCAGCAGGCTCATCCGCGCCTCCGGGGGTCCTGTTGATATGCGGCCATCCGGCGCGGCGCGCCGCTGCGGTCGTATTCCTCGAGGCCGGCCCTGGTGATCCGGACGGCTTCGGCTTGTGCCGCGTCGAGTACCCGGGCCTCAAGGTCACCGGACAGGGCCACTTCCAACCGGATCGGATCGTTATTCGCCATCTGCGCGGACTCGGCGGCAGAGAAGACCCGGGATCCGCCGGGGAGATTGACCAGCTCCGGGCCGCGCTCGCCGACCATCGACAGGCCGCCGGGAGCCATGCCGCCGTTCGCGAAGGCGGGGACGCCGCCGAAAATAGACCCCATTATGCTTCCGAGTCCGGATCCGAAGCTCCCGCCCATCGCGCCGTTGAACAGAGCCTTGAAAGCGCTCTGGGCAGCCATGTCAGAAAGACGATCGAGGAGACCAGAAACAGCATTGCGCGCACTGTCCGCGCCGCGCAGAACGGATGAGAAGACACCGGCAAGGCCGTCGCGCAGCGTGCCCATTGCGGACTTCGCGCGGCGGGCGGAATCGCTCATCCGGTCGATTGCCGCGGCGGGAGTCTGCGCGGATCCGCCGCCGGTTTCGGGCTTCGGCATAGTGGCAACATCTTCGAGCTTCGTGCGCAGATCCTCCAAAGCGGTGGAGGCTTTTGCGGTTCCGTTCGATTTCTTGATGATGTTCTGAATCCGAGCCCATTGCCGCTTGAGGTCTGGCACATCGAAAATCTTCGGCGCGGCGCGCGTGTCGGTCATAACGCCCTTCATGAACGCGGCGCCCGCCTCACGACCGGCCTGTTTTGCTTGTTCAGCCCAAGGGTTCGCGATCCGGCCGAAATCGGATGTACCAATCATGCCGATCGAAAGCTTTCCGCCGCCACCTGCCCAGTCGGGAAGGGCCGAGATCGCGGCATTCACGCCCGAAATCATGGAATTTACGCGCGAGTTGATGCCGTTGATAAGGCCCTCAACAGCACCGATCGTCGCATTCGCGCCGCCGACCATCAGGGCGCCCATTACTGCAGGCAGCTTGTCCCAGGTCTCCTTGACCGCGTTGAAAGCGCCCCGGAAAACACCAATTATGCGGTTTCCGAGCCAGAAGAAGGACTCGAACGCGTAGTTTACGACTCCCTTTGCCAGGTCGCCGAACAGAGTCAGCGTATTTCCGGTATCGCCCGTGGCTTGCTTGAGCTGCATGAATTGGTAGACGGCTTCGCCAAGTCCGACAACGATTGCGCCGATGCCCGTGCGAACCAGGGCGGCCTTGAATTTCTTGGTGGTGAGAGACGCGAGCGTGACCGCAGTAGCATACGCGCCAAAAGCCCCCGCCGCTGCGGTGACATATGCGGTGATCCGGTCGGCGTTTTCAGCGAGCCCAACCATGACACGTCGGAGCGCGCCGCCCTCACCCATCGCTCTCTGCAGCGTGCCTGCAAGGCGCTCAAAAGACGGCGCCAGTGCGCCGGCTACTTCGCCGCGCATAGCCACGAAAGAGTCCCGGATCCGGTCCGAGGTCTCGCCCATTTTCACGAGATTGGCGATCGCCGTGTTTGACATCACCGCACCGGCCTCTTCGGCCGCGTCGCCGAGCCTGGCCATCTCCTTGCCGTTGTTGCGCAGGAGGGGCAGCAGGAGCGTTGCATCGCTTGCCATCGCCTCCATGTAGAAAGTAAACTGCTGCTGCGAGACGCCGGCTTTTTCGAGGCTGGACACATAGAGCTGCAGGGCTTCGGGCCCGGACAGCTTTTCGAACTGCGCCGCCGTGACGCCGACCTTCGGAGCGATATTCTCGAAGAAATCCGCCATCGGGCCGCCGCCGGTGGCCATGAAATCGCCGACCCTGTCATTCACATCCCTGAGGATATCGGACAACTTTTCCTGATCGAGGCCGACGGTGCGGGTGGCGGCGCTCCACCGCTGAAGTTGCTTCGGGGTGGTGTTTGCGACTTTGCTCAACCGGTCAACATCGCGTGCCGCACTGACAGCCTGCGCGCCCATCGCGCCCAGGGCGGCCCCGGCAATGCCGGCTCCGGTGGCGATGCGCTGCATGTCGGCCCGCGCTTTTCCGAGAGAGCGCCGAGCGTTTTTCAGGCCCTTCTCGAATTGCGCGCTATTCAGGCTCAAATTCGCCCGAAGTGCGCCGATTACTGCTCCGACTGACATTCCGCTTCTCTCTTTGCCTTGGCCTGTTTCGCTATCTCTCGGATCCGGGCGAAACCTTCCTCGACGCTCACCTTCTCCGGCTTGTCACCCTCGAGGAGCTTCTCAAGCCGCGGCACCTTCTTCGCTCTCGAGAGCATCGCCGTGATCCATGCTTGCTCGATCCTTGCGTCTCCCTCGCGCTTGAGCCGACGCCCCTCCCCTTTCATCTGGCGGAAATACTGGCGCGGCGTCATACGCCAGAACTTGTCTTCCGAGACACCGACGGAGATCCCCGCCTCGATCATCTCGTCCCAGTCCCAGCTCGGAGCCCCGCGACTTACGCCGCGGGCGTCTCGTTTCCCGGCTCACCATCGCTTTCGTCGGCAGCGGGGAAGGCCGCTTCCATGGCAGAGTTGAACGCGTCCATGTCCTCGGACAGGATGTCCCCAGCGTCGGCGAGCGTCGCCGTCGGCTGGTGGCGCAGAAGAGCTTGGTGGCACAGGTGGCGCAGGTCGGAGATGCGCGATGTTCCGGCTCGTGCGCGGCCTTCGAAAAGGGCCCAGGAGGTGTCGGTCGCGTCCTCGAAACCCGCGATGGCGTTCATGTCCACGACGATCTTCCAGTCGCCGGACTCTGTTTTTGCGACGGCTTCACCGCGGATCTTGTTTGCCATTACACACCTCCGTCGGTGATTTCGGCGCCGATGCGCAGGGTGATCACAGCGACCTTTTTGTCATCCATGGGAATGTTGCGCTGGTAGGACTTGATCGTTGCCTCGAAGACTTCGGCGGTGCCGTCGTTCTCGGTGAGCTGAAGCTGCCCCGTCACGCCCTTGTTGTCGCGCATGAGGACGTCGATGGCGGACCCCGGCAAATGTTGGATCGTGATCGAAACTTCCCCGTTATCGACGAGGCCGGAGATGTATTCCTTTGCCCGATCGGGGCTTTCGAAATGCGTGACATCCACGTCATCGAAAGTCGGATTGGGGAACTCAACCCCTTCCATGCGCGCGAATTTGACGAAAGTGGTGCCGCCATCGACCGAAAATTCGGCGATAGAGCCGTGGCCGATATCGGGTGCTGTTGCAGGCATTTGGGTGCTCCTGGGTTTGGTTGTCCGTTACCCAGGAGATGTGGCCCCACGGCGCTCACCGCTCACGCGAGGCGCCAATGAACCTCGAAGTCTTGAGAAATGCGCCAGGGCCGTTCCGCTTCACCGGATCCGCCTTCGCGATTGTCGCGCTCAGCGACCCGGAAAGTCCCCATCACATTGCCCGATCGGTAGCCGTCGAGGGCGGTGCGGATCTGTCCGGCCAGGTTCGACGCCTCGCCGTAGCCCAGCGCATACACATCGACTTGGACGCGGCTCACAGAGGTCCCGTCCGGGCCTTCGAATGTGTGGCCGCCCTGGTCCGATGGAAGCGTCAGCACGACGCCCGGATACGGCGAGCCCTGCGGCCGGGCGCCCCAGTCAATCGGGGTGCCGGGCAGAGCGTCTTGGAGCATGGCGCGGATCTGTAGTTTCATCACAGTTTCCCTTTCCGCTTGAGCTGACGGCGGATCCCGGCCCACAGTTCCGTCTTGATCGTGTCGATCATCCGCCCGGTGTTCGCGTCCCAAGCGGGGCGCAGGAAAGGCTGCGCGGCGTGATGCTCCGTGCCGAATTCCTGGTGGTGGCCGTATGCACTGGCCTCATTTGCGACACCCACATACAGCTCGACATCGCCGCGGCGCCGACGCTGGACGCGCTTCTGCCTCTTGTTCAGCTTCGATCCGACTTTGATGCTGTCTGCCAGGACGATACCGTCTGTATCCGTCTCATCGCGGGGCGCATTCGCCGCCGCGTCTGCCGCCACTGGCTTCGCAGCTTTCCGAAGTGCTGCGCGAGATATGCGCTTCGACGCCTTGGGATCGCCGAGCCCCGCAAGGGCTCGGTCGAGGTCCTTGAATCCTTCGACTTTGAATTTCGCGCTCATGTGTCCGCACTCGCGCTTGCGGTGATCTCGAGCTTTTGGCGGCGGCCGATCTCTTTCGGCGGCGCGGCGATGTTGAACTCCAGCCCGTCGTAAATGATCCTGTCTTTCGCAGTGATGCTCCCGGCGGTGGAGGAATACCGAATCCGAAAACGGTGCGTGACATGCGCGGCCACTTCGCCCGCGCGCCAACGCTCACCGTCCGAGATCGGGGTGACCTCGGCCCACACCTCTGCAAGGAGCGACCATGTGACCGTGCCAGCACTGGTGAATCCGTCATCGGTCGCGGTGGCGCGTTCGATGCGGATCCGGCGGTCCATCTTGCCGGCGGTCATCTTGGGCGGATCCTGTGAAGACCAGCGATCGTCTCGACTGCCATCGGCAGAGTAATCGCGCTTTCTCCGATGACCACGGCCTCGCGGTTCTCGTAGAGGTGCGCGGCCAAGAGCTTGATCGCCGCCTTGAGATCCTCCGGCACCGCGGCAAAGCCCACGGTGTAGGTGATCTCGACGTTGTATTTTTCCTGATCAGTGAAAAAGGGCCATTCCTCGCCCGGGATCAGCCGAGCGGGACCGTTTCCAGCTACGGTGAAATCAGCCGCATCTTGAGAAGC